TGCCGCCACGAACACGTAAGGAGTCACCATGGCCGGGATCACCGGGATGGGCACGACGTTCGACCTTCCCAACTACGCGGGCGAGCTGTTCGCCCTCACGCCCGAGGACACCCCGCTGCTCTCGGCCATCGGCGGTCTCACCGGCGGCGGCATGACGACCGCCGTGGAGTTCGAGTGGCAGACCTACGACCTGCGGGACCCTTCGCAGCGCACCCGGGTGGAGGGCGCGACCGCGCCGACCGCCGAGGAGCGCAAGCGGGCGAACGTGCGGAACGTGGCCCAGATCCACCAGGAGAAGGTGTCCGTCTCGTACACGAAGCAGGCGGCGATCGGGCAGCTCGCTACCCCGGGGAGCGCCCCGTTCCGCGGGGTGGACGGCTCGAACCCGGTGGGGAACGAGCTGGACTGGCAGGTCGCGCAGGCCCTCAAGAGCATCGCGCTGGACGTCAACTTCTCGTTCATCAACGGGGAGTTCGCGAACCCGACGACGAACGCGACGGCACGCCAGACGCGGGGCCTGCTGCAGGCGGTGACCACGAACCGGGTGGCGAAGGCGACCGAGGTGACGGGCGCGACCTCGGCGACGGACACGATCACGTCGACCGCGCACGGCCTGACCGACGGCGACAAGGTCGTGTTCCGGGACACCGGCAACGCCACCGGCATCGTCGCCGGACGCGTGTACTACGTCGACGCGGTGGCCACCGACACCTTCAAGGTGTCCACCACCAACGGCGGGACGGCGATCACCCTGGGCACCGCCACGGGCATCGCCTACGCCGAGCCGACAGCGACCGCGCTGGCCACCGACGACATCGATGACCTGCTTCAGCTCGCCTACGACAACGGCGGCATCAGCGAGCAGGCCACCGCGACCCTGATCGTCAACTCGGCGCAGAAGCGGGCCATCACGAAGGCATACGCGGACGCGTACGGGAAGTCCGTGATGATCACGGAGGGGAACCGGAGCGTCGGCGGCGTCAACGTCCAGACGATCGAGACCGACTTCGGCCGCCTCGGCGTCATGATGGACCGGCACGTCCCCCAGGACACGATCGTCGTCGCCTCGCTGGAGCAGCTGCGCCCCGTCTTCCTGAACATCCCCGGCAAGGGCGTCATGTTCGAGGAGCCGCTGGCCAAGACCGGCGCGTCCGACGAGGTGCAGCTGTACGGCGAGATCGGCCTGGAGTACGGCAACGAGAAGGCGCACGCCGTCATGAACGGCCTCGCCGTCTGATGGCCACGTATGTGAGGGGGTCCGGCCGGCATACCGCGGAGCGGGTGCGGCCGGTCCCCGGCAGCGACGCAGAGGCCCGCCTGGAGCGGCTGGCCTCTGCTGGTGAGGGCGGCTGGCGCCGCCTCGAGGACCCGCCTGGGGATGGTGAGGGGAGCGGTAGCGGGCCGGACGGGGTGCAGCGTCCGGCCCGCTCCGCGAGCAAGGCGGCATGGGTTGCCTACACGGACGCTCAGGACCCGGGCGATCACCGGTCCATGACCAAAGATCAGTTGATCGAGGCGTACGGGGGTGAGGACTGATGGCCCGCACGCTGATCGCGCCGACCACGGTCCCCGCCGCCGGGGTCGTCCTCGCCGACGTGGACGTTGCCGCCGAACTCACCGACGGCAACTCCTTCACGTGGGCGTCCGGCCGCCGCCTGTACGTCGCGAACGGCGACTCCACCACGCTGACCGTGACGGTGCAGACGCCGGGCACGGTCGGCGCGCAGGCCCTCGCCATCGCCGACGCCACGTTCACCGTCGCCGCAGGGGCGGCCAAGCTGCTGCCCCGGCTGGGGCCGGAGTTCCGGCGTACGGACGGTGCGGTGTGGCTCGACTACTCCGGGGCGGACACGGCCGTCACGGTCGCGGTCCTGGACCTGTAGGGGGTGGCGCATGGCCCGGGTGTACGCCACGAGCGAGCAGTACGAGACCTACACCGGGGCCACTCCCCCGGACAGCATCGGCCAGCTGCTGGCGGACGCTTCCCGCATGCTGGAGGCGCGGGTGTTCCGGCTGTGCTGGTACGAGGTCGACGACGAGGGCATGCCCTCCAACGCCACCGTGTTGCAGGCGTTCGCGGACGCCGCGTGCGCGCAGGCGCAGTGGTGGGACGAGGTCGGCGACTCCATCGGTGCGGCCGGGGCGGGCTGGTCGTCGGTGAGTCTCGGATCGGCCAGTATGTCGCGGTCCGGCGGCAACGCGTCGGGCGCGGCCTCGGCGGCGCGGGAGATCGCTCCGAGGGCGTGGGACGCCCTTCAGGGCATGGACCTCACCCCGGACATTTTCCGCCTCGGCGAGGTGGGCACATGGTGACCCTGCCCGGCTTGTGGCTCCAGCATCGGGTGACGGTGGAGCCGTACGAGGGCAACACCGCCAAGGGGCCAGCGTTCGCCGCGCCGGTGACGGTGCGGTGCTGGCTGGAGGAGACCAACCGCATGGTGCGCGCGGCGGACGGCAACGAGGTGACCTCGTCGGCGCAGTTCTACTGCCGCCTGGACGCCCTGGACGCCCGGCCGGAGTCCAGGGTCACGCTGCCCTCCGGCCGGGTCACCACCGTGCTGACCGTCGCCCGCCGGGATGCCGGACGGCTGCCGCTGCCCGCACACCTGGAGGTGAGCCTGGTATGAGCCAGTACACCCGCTTCCGGTTCGACGGGCGACGGCAGTGGACTTCGCGCGGGCGCAGGCTCGCCGAGGAGGGTCTCCAGCGCGGCCTCGAGCACGTGCTCGCCGAGTCCGGGAAGATCGTGCCTCTCGAGGAGGGCACGCTGGAACGCTCGGGCAGGGTCGTCCGCGACGGCCTGAACGGCGCGGTCAGCTACGACACCGTGTACGCGCGACGCCAGCACGAGGAGCTGACCTGGAAGCACCTGCCCGGCCGGTCGGCGAAGTACCTCGAGATCCCGATGAACCGGGAGCGGGACGTGGTCCTGCGGCTGATGCAAGTCTCGCTGCGGAGGTGGCTGCGTGGCTGACCTCGCCGAGGGCATCGCCCTCTACCTCACTGCGAAGAGCCTGCTCACCTACGGCCCGGACGGCACCGGCGGTGACACCTTCCTCGACGACATGCCGTCCGCCCCCGACCAGGCCATCGCGCTCACCCTGTACGAGGCGTCGAACTCCGAGCCTGACTCGCTGTTGGGCTACGACGAGCCGCGCCTTCAGGTCCGGGTGCGTGGCACGCAGGATGCGACCGTGTCCCGCGACCGCTGCCGGGCGATCTACGAGGAGCTTCACGGGCTCGGCCCGATCGTCCTGCCGGACGGTACGCGCCTGATTCTGTGCGTGGCCCTCCAGCACGGTCCTGCGGCCCTCGGCAAGGACGCGAACGGACGGCACGAGCACGTGTGCAACTTCCGCGCGGAGATCCGCTCCGTCACGGCGCACCGCGTCTGACCCCAACCCCTTATCCAGCCCGGGCGGCGACCGCTGCGGGCAGTTCGTCATGCCCGAAGGAGGCAGCGCCATGGCGCTCCAGAAGTACAACGCGAGGGACGTGGAGTTCGAGGTCGAGGACCCGGACACCCCGGACACCTGGGTCGCGATCGGCGGCATCAACACCTTCTCCAAGAGCCACGAGGAGGAGACCACCGACACCACCACTTTCGCGTCCGAAGGCCAGGCCGAGTCGCAGAAAATGCAGCTCGGCAAGGAGCTGGAGATCGAGGGCTTCCGACTGCGGGACGACGCCACCGGCGCCCTGGACCCCGGCCAGGCCCTCGTGGAGGAGCTGTCCGAGCTCCTCGGCGAGGACTCCCTGGGACGGGTCCGCTTCGCGCACAAGGAGGACACCTCCTGGGAGGTGTGGACGGCGCACGTCAACCTCGGGGACCAGGGCGGCGGGAACAACGACAAAACCTCGTGGTCCGCGACGTTCACCCGGTCCGGCGCGTCGACCACGGCGGTCAAGTCTTGAGCCCCGCACGCAAGCCCGTAGCCGGGCACGAGACGTGGGACGCGTTCTGGGCTGAGGCGTCCGGCGGCCGTACCGAGGTCATCCGCGGCGTCGAAGTCGCCGTGCCGACGGATGTACCGATGGCGCTGGAGAAGCGTGTCGACGAGCTGCGCGACTCCGACGCCCAGGAGGACCTCGCCGAGCTCCTGGCCCTGCTCTTCGGGCGGGACGTCCTCGAGCAGTGGATGGACGCGGGCATGGGGATGCTGGAGCTGCAGACGGTGCTCACGTGGGGGATGGCGCAGGCCGGCGGCCGCGACCTGTCCTTCGCGGAGGCGCTGGAGATGGTCCGCTCGGGGGAGGGCCTGGGAAAACCGAAGGGGCCGAACCGGGCGACGCGGCGGGCGACTGGCGCACCCGCGAAGCGGTCCGCCGCTGGTGGTGGGCGGTCGAAGCCGACTTCGCGCGCGAGTACCGGTACGGCCCGCAAGACATCGCGCGCCTGACCAGACGGCGTTTCTACACCCTGCTCTCCGGCCTGAGCGGCGAGGCCGTATGGCGGCAGGTGGCCGCCGACTTCGTGTCCGTTGTCGACGACGACGCGCAAATCCGGGCCGCACTGCACCGGTGATCAGCACAACAACTGCATAGCGCTCGCGCGCTGATGGGGGGTGCACCGTGTCCCTCTCGATCGGCGAACTCGTCGGCTTCATCCGGGCCGACGACGAGGGCCTTGTGCGCGGCCTGGGCAACGCACAGCTGCGGATGCGTGGCCTCCAGCGCGACACTGAGGGCCGACTGCAGGACCTGCGCGGCCGGTTCATCACCGAGGGCGAGGCGGCCGGGCGGGGGCTCGCGGACGGGATCCGCGCGCACGCGGAGATGGCCGCGCCAGCCGTGAAGAAGGTGGGCCTGGCGCTGGGCGCGCTCGGCGTGGGCCTGCCTGCGGTCACCGCAGTGGGCGCCGGGCTGCTGGGCCTGGCGGCCGGCGCTGCCGCTGCCGGTATCGCGGTCAAGGCGTTCACGCTCGCTGCCGGCCAACAGTGGCAGGGCGTCCAGGATGTCGCCACGCTCGCCGAGGAGGCGCAGAAGGCTGCCGCGTCGGGGGCTGCGGACGCGGCGGAGAAGCAGAAGGCGTATACCGACGCGCTCAAGGAGCTTCCGCCGGCGACGCAGCAGACCGCGAAGTCGTTCATCGGCCTGAAATCCGATTTCTCGGCCTGGTCCGACTCGCTCAGCGGCACGACGATGCCCGTCTTCACCAAGGGCATTCAGCTGCTGCGGGACCTCCTCCCCGCCCTGACGCCGTTCGTGCAGGGGGCCGCGGCCGCGTTCGGCGGGTTCCTCGACGAGGTGTCCGCTGGCGTGAAGGGGGCCGGGTTCAAGGAGTGGGCGGCGGACATGTCCGCGGCTGCCGGACCGGCGCTGAAGGACTTCCTGGACGTCATCAAGAACTTGGCGATCGGGTTCGGCGGGCTGTTGCAGGCGTTCCTCCCGGTCAGCGATGACATGACCGGCGGCCTGGTGGAGATGACCGCCGCGTTCGCCGACTGGGGCTCCTCCCTCAAGGACTCCGAGGGGTTCGCGCAGTTCCTGGACCTCGCTCGGGAGGGCGGTCAGACCCTCGGCACCCTCGCCACAGCTGCGGGGGAGCTGTTCATAGCTCTGTCGCCGTTGCTCGGGGTGACGGCGCAGGTCGCGACGTGGCTGGCCGAGCTGATCAACAAGGTCCCGCCTGACGTCCTCATGGGCATCGCGACGGGGTTCGCGGCGATCACTCTGGCGGTCAAGGCCTACGGCCTGTACACGCGGATCGTGGCGGCGGCTACGCGGGCGTGGGCGGCTGCTCAGGCCCTGTGGTCGGCGATCACGATGGCATCCCCGATCGGCCTGATCATCGCCCTGATCGTCGGCCTGATCGCGGTCGTCGTCATCGCCTACCAGAAAAGCGAAACGTTCCGGAACATCGTGCAGGCCGTGTGGGCGGCCGTACGGTCCGCGATCAGTACCGCCGTCGACTGGATCATCGAAAAGGTCGGCTGGTTCCGGGAGCTGCCGGGGAAGATCGCCGGATGGTTCGGGCAGGCGAAGGACTGGGCGATCGAGAAGTGGGGGCAGCTCGTCGCATGGGTGCGCGGCCTGCCGGGCCGCGTGTCGGCCGCCTTGTCCGGGCTCGCCGGGCGGCTGCGGGCGCGGGCATCGGAGGCGGGCCGCGCGCTGGTCTCCATGCTCCGCAGCAAGCTGACCGAGTCGGTGAACTGGGTGCGCGGCCTCCCCGGCCGTGCGCGGTCCGCTCTGGGCAACCTCGGCGGTGTCCTGCGGTCGGCTGGCCAGGCTCTGATCAGAGGTTTCATCAACGGCATCAAGTCGATGATCGGCTCGGCGAAGAGCGCCGCACGCTCGGTGGTGTCGTCGGTGCGGAACCTGTTCCCCTTCAGCCCGGCGAAGGAGGGCCCGTTCTCCGGGACGGGCTACACCACGTACTCCGGCCGGGCCCTGATCGAGGGCTTCCAGAAGGGCATCGACGCGCAGGCGCCGCGGCTGCGTACGCAGATGGCGGGTGTGCTCGGGGGCCTTCCGCCGCTGACGCTGCCGTCGCATGCGCGGCCGGGCGTGAGCACCCTGCCTGGCGCCACAGCGGCGGCCGGGATGCAGCAGCCGCAGACCGTCGTCCTCAAGGTCGAAGAGGGCGCGGGCGGGCGGATCGAGGCGCTGCTGACGCACATCATCCGGGAGACCGTCGCGGTCAAGGGCGGCGGCAACGTGCAGCGGGCATTCGGCAAGGGCCGGGGTTAGGAGGCGGTGGTGGCGGGGTTCGACGTGCGGGGGGAGCTACTGATCGGCGGCGAGTGGATCGACGCCACCGGCCAGCTGCTGAAGCGGCAGGCGCTCACGCACCAGCGTGGCCGCCAGGACCAGGGGGCGCGCGTCGACCCTGCCACCCTCCAGCCGCTCCTCAACAACACGAACGGGCAGTTCTCCCCGGACAACCCGATGGGCCCGTACTACGGCCAGTTCGGCCGCAACACGCCGTTCCGGCTGTCCGTGAAGGCGGGGACGCCGGCGCTGGAGTTGCCGGGCTCCGGCAGCAGCAACGCGAGCACGCCGGACGCTGCCGCGCTCGACATCACGACGAACCTGGACATCCGGTGGGAGGGCGAGGCGGACTGGTACGGCGCGGACTCGCAGATCCTCATCGGGAAGTGGGGCGCCGCCGGGAACCGGTCCTACCATCTGCGGCTGCAGGACGGCCTCGTGGCCGTGCACGTGACCACGGACGGCACGGGCGGCGCGTTCGCCGGTAGGCCGCTGCCGGTGCTGCCTCGGCATGCCGCGTTGCGGGGCACGGTGGAGGTCGGCGCGAGCTGGACGATCCGCCTGTACTGGGCTGCGTCGATGGACGGGCCGTGGACGCAGCTCGGCGCTACGGCGGTGGTCGCCGCCGCCGCGCCGATCTTCGCGACCACGGCGCCGCTGACGATCGCGCCGGAGCACCTGGACGCGAGCCCGCCCCGGCGGGCCGTCGCCGGGCGCTGCTACCGGGCCGAGGTCCGCGACGGCATCGACGGAACTGTGGTTGCCTCGCCGGATTTCACTGCGCAGCCGGACGGCACCACGAGTTTCGCGGACAGTGCGGGCCGCACCTGGACCGTGACCGGCGACGCCGCGATCACCAACCGGCGCACCCGCCTGATCCACGAACTCGCCGCCTACCCCGTCCGCTGGCACCCCTCCGGGAAGCACGCCTGGGTCGAGGCCACCACGTCCGGGGTGCTGCGACGCCTCCAGCGCGGTGGCAGCGCGTTGCAGTCCACGCTGCGCCGGCGTATCCCGTCCGGGCAGCCGCTGGCGTACTGGCCGATGGAGGACGGCACGACGGCGACGCGCGCCGCGTCCGCTCTCGATGGCGGTCCGCCGCTGGTGGTGGGCGGGATGGAGTTCGCCTCCGAGAGTTCCCTCCCGAGCTCCGAGGCGCTCCCAGTACTGGGGGACAGCGCGTCGCTGAGCGGCGTCGTGCCGGGGGCCGCGTCCGGCGGCTGGCACGTAGAGATGGTGTACAAGCTGGATGCGCTCCCAGCGACCGAACAGACGATGCTGGAACTGCGGCTGAGCCCGGGGGCCGGAGGCGTCGCGCGGGTGCGCGCACGCGTATCCACGGCCGCCATCAAGGTGGAGGCCCTGGACAGTGAGGGCGCCGTCGTCGCGTTCTTCACGAATACGGGCGACGGCCGCGGCGACTTCATCGGCGTGTGGAACCGCCTGCAAATCTTTTCCTACTACAACGGATCCCAGACCTACGTGTCGCTGGCCTGGCGTGATGTCGTGACGGGTCTGTGGTGGGCGGCCTTCGCCCCCTACACGGGCACTCCGGGCCGGCTCACCACGGTCCGCGGCTCGTGGGGCAGCGATTTCCGGGGCATGGCTGTCGGGCATCTGTCCGCGTTCGACGTCGGCGGCACCTCCGCGTCGCAGCCGGGTGTGACGATCTACGAGGGGTCGGATGAGGCGTACGCGGGGGAGACTGCGGGCGAGCGCATGCAGCGCCTCGCCGACGAGGAGACCTACCCCGTCGGCGTGTACGGGCCTGTCGACGAGCAGGAGCGGGTAGGCCCGCAGACCCCCAGCCCGATCCTGAGCCTGTTGGAGGAGGCGGCGGACGCCGACGGCGGCATCCTCTACGAGGACCGGGAGCGGCTGCGGCTCGTGTACCGGGGCCGGACGACGATGTACAACCAGACGCCGGCGCTGGTGCTCGACTACACGCAGAAGGGTCTGGCGCCACCGCTGGAGCCGACGGGTGACGACGACGGCACGGAGAACGACGTCACGGTGACCCGGACGAACGGGTCGTCGGCGCGGGCGGTCCTCGAGGAGGGCGCCCTGTCGGTGCTGGCGCCGCCGGATGGGGTGGGCCCGTATCCGTCGCAGGTGACACTGAACCTGGCGGAGGACAGCCAGACGGAGCCTCAGGCGTACTGGCGGCTACACCACGGCACCTTTGAGGGGCGCCGGTATCCGCAGGTACGGGTGATGGTCCACGCGGCCCCGCCGGAACTGCTGGACCAGATCCTTGCGGTGGACGTCGGTGACCGGCTCGTCATCCGGAACCCGCCCCTGTGGGTGGCACCGGGTGATGTGGAGCTGATCGTCCAGGGCTACCAGGAGACGATGGCGTCCCCATTCGAGTGGGACATCGTGTTCAACTGCACTCCGGGTGAACCGTGGCTGCTCGGGATCGTGGGGGATCCACTGTATGGGCGGGTGGATACGGACGGCAGCGAGCTCGCGGCGGCCGTGGACGCCGACGACATGGTGCTGCCGGTGCTGGCGACGGCCGGCCCAACGTGGATCACCGCCAATCAGGTCCTGAACTCCAACCCTTCGTTCGAGGCGGATCTGGCCGGGTGGGGCGGGTTCGGGGCGGCCATCGAACGGGTGGCAGCCCCGGTGCCGGCGCCGACGGAACGCGCGTGGTCGCTCCGGCTCACTCCGGACGGCGTGGCGGAGTTCCCCAACGCGGGCAGTGACCAGATAGCGGTCACGGTAGGCGTCGAGTACACGGTGTCCGGCTGGCTGCGCTGCGCCACCGCCCGGTCGGTCGCGCTGAATGTCAACTGGTTCGGCGCGGGCTCTGCGTACCTGTCGACCAGCGCCAACGACCAGCCGGTGGAAGCCGACACGTGGACGTGGTTCGAGACGACGGTGACCGCCCCGGTCGGGGCCGTGACCGCGAACCTGGCACCCACCGTGGCTGATTTCCCCCCGACCGCAGATGTGCTGTGGGCGCAGTACGTGACGCTGCGGGAAGCGGGCGGCAGCCCGGTCGACTTCCCCTTCAGCGTGACCGTGGGCGGGGAGGTCGCCACAGTCGACGCCGTCACTGACAGCGCCTCCGACACGTTCACCCGCACCCTGGCCAGTACGTGGGGGACCGCGGACGCCGGCGGCGCGTGGGCGGAGAGCGGCGGTCTGGCTTCGGACCGGTCGGTCAACGGCACGGCCGGGGTGATCACGCTGGCGGCCAACCCGTCAACGATCCGGCACGAGCGCCTTGTCGGCGACCTCGGCGACTGCGAGGTCCTCGTGCGGATGAGCGCGAGCCAGGTCGCCACGGGGGCGAGCATGATCCCGGGCGTCCTGCTGCGCTACACCGGCGTGAGCGACTACTACCGGGCGCGTATCCATTTCGGGACCAGCGGCACGATGTTCACGTCCATCGCCCGGGATGCCGCCACGGTCGGCGGTACCCCGGCGCTGCCCTACACGTACGCGGCCGGTGACTGGTTCTGGCTCCGGGCCCGGGTCATCGGGCACCGCGTGCAGCTGCGGGTGTGGCCTGATGGGCAGCGGGAGCCGGCCGGTGTCTGGCACTCGGACGAGACCATCACGACCGGCACGATCGCCGCCGGTCAGGTGGGGGTGACCGGGAGCGCGTTCGCCACCAACAGCAACGTCTCCCCGCAGCTGCGCTACGACGACTTCGCCATCGTCAACCCGCAGACGTTCACGGCTGTCCGGTCCCGGAACGGTGTCAGCAAGCCGCACAGCGCGGGATCGGCTGTCCGGCTCGCTGCCCCGACTGTCGTTGCTCTGTAGGAGGACTCTGTGGCATATGAACCCTGGCGGCCGGGGATGGGCGTCACCGCGAACCGGCTGCTGTCCATCAGCCCCACATGGCAGTCCTGGACACCGGTGTGGAGCACCAGCACCGGCAACGCCGTACCCGCCTTCGGGGACGCCGATGTGGCATGCCGGTACGCGGTGGCCGGCACGACGTGCTGGGGCCATTTCAACGTCTCTTTCGGGTCCACGACGAGCTTCGGCGCGAGCCCCACGACGGCGGATAACTGGCTTTTCTCCCTGCCGTTGACGGGAGCGTCGCTACAGGAGGCCATCGGGTGGGTGGAGATCAACCAGTCCACCACGCACCGTGTCATGTGTCGCATGCGCATGCTGACAACTGGCGCGTTTGGGCTGGAGACCTCGAGCGGCTCGCCGGATGGCGCCGCCCTCTCGGCGGCTGGCCTGGTGGACGCGGTCACCCCCTGGAACAACGGCGCGGGTACGCCAGTCGGCGATTGGGCCAGCGGGGACATGATCCGCGGGACCTTCTGCTACGAGCTCGCCTGACTGGCGTACACCCGCCCCGCCCCGCGCCGTCCTGGCTCGGGGCCTTTGTCATCTCTGGAGGGCCGATGGCCTGGTACCCCGGAGCCCAGAAGTTGGAGCTCCAGCCCGAGTCGGACTCGCAGCCAGCGATCCGGCCGACGCAGTTCATCGTCCACTCGATCGTCGCCCCCTGGACGGCCCGCCGCACCTACGAGTACTGGCGGGACAGCACCAACCTGGAGTCCCACTTCGGCATCGACTACGAGGGCACGGTGGGCCAGTACATCGGCACCGAGACCCGCGCGGACGCCAACGCCGGAGCCAACCGCCGGCCTGACGGCACCGGCGCCGTGTCCGCCGAGACGGCGTCGAACACGTCGGCGTCCGACCCGTGGAACGACAAACAGCTTGAGGACCTCATCGCGATCGGCGTGTGGCTGCACCAGGAGCACGGCATCCCGCTCCGCATCTGCCGCACCCATTCCGACCCCGGGTTCGGGTATCACTCGATGTTTTCGCAGTGGTCCACCAGCGGCACGGCCTGCCCCGGCAAGGCGCGTATCCGGCAGTTCAGAGAGGTCGTGTTCCCGGGCATCGTCGCCCGCGCGACCGGCCGTAGTACCGAGGAGGACGATATGGCGCTCAGCGACGCCGACGTGAAGAAGCTCGCCCGCGCGGTGTGGGAGACCGACGGCTTCATGACCGTGCCGTGGGGCACGAAGGAGAACCCCGAGTGGGCGCCCGAGAGCGTGCTCCGTCACGTTGGTGAGGTCACCCGGGAGAGCCGCGGCCGTATCAAGGAGCTCCAGGCCGCGGTCGGCGCGCTGTCCGGCGTGGTCGCCAAGCTTGCGGCGGGCGGTGGGCTGACGTCCGCTGAGGTCCAGGCGGCTGCTGAGGCTGGCGCGGCGGCCGCGCTGGCGAAGCTCGGGGACGTCCTCACAGACCAGGCGTGATCGTGCCGGTCTTCCTCCTCGGCCTCGGCCTCGGCGTCCTGTTCGGGGGCGGCACGCTCGCGGCCTCCGGCGTCTGGCATCTGGCTGTGTCCGTGGGCGTGCTCTTCGCCGTTCTGACGTGGCTGGGCAACGCGTTCATCAACCTCATCACCCCTCAACGAAGGAACTCTCATGCTCACTCTGGCTTTCTGGAAGGCGACCGCCGAACGCAGCGTGCGCACCTTCGCACAGGTCCTCGTCGGCTCGCTGGGCCTGGACACCCTCGGCCTGATCAACGCGAACTGGGGTGAGGCCCTGGCCCTCGGCGGAGGTTCCGCTGTCCTCACGGTGCTCACGGCGGTGGCGACGTCGGGCGGCACGGAGGGGCCGGGCATCACTGAGACGGTGAGCCGCCGGTGACGGTGCCAGCGGCTGACGTGGCCGTGGAACTGGAGAGGCTCCGCGGTACGGTCGCCACGAACTTCGCCGAGGTCAAAGGCTCCCTCGCAGTTCTGGTCGAACAGTCCAACCGCAATCAGCAGGACCTCCAGCAGTTGCGCCAGGACACCGCGAAGGACATTGATGATCTGCGGTCCGATGTGGAG